ACAACGCCGTCAACCATATTTTGTGCAGCCCGTTTAGTAGCTTTTGAAGGAGAAGCAGATTGTGATGCCACATTAATTTCATTTGCAAGAGCTTGTTCCAAAGGAACTCTGCTTGAAGACATTTCTAATGGACTAGATGAGCTTCTTAATCTTGCTATATATTCTTTTGAAACGTCTCCTACATCATATTTATTTCTTGATAAGCCTCTTGTTCTACCCGCAGTTCTTCCGCCATATTCTCCTACAGCTACATCATTAATTCTAATTGAACCGTAATTATTTCTTGTACTTGTTGTTGATGGTACAAAATCAATACCTGGTTGATTTCTTACATCTTCTGGTAATCTTGTTCTATAACCACCCGTAGTTGATGCAGCTTTTTCTAAAGCAGTTGCAAGTTCTGCTGAAGCTCCACCCAACTTTTTCTGTTCTTGTATAACTTCTTGTGTTATTTTATAAAGATCTTGGTCGCCCAATTCTGCTTTATTAAGAGCTTTTGTTCTTGCTAAAATTGCTCTGTCAAGCTCATCCATTGCTTGCTGAATTTTAGGATCTTGCAATCTACTTAATTGCATACCGCCTTTAGTTGCAGATTCTGCCCATGCAAGCGGACCACCATCTGCAAAACCTTTTTCAATTTGTGGATATGTTGCAGAGTTATCACGCAAACTTGTATTTACACTGTGAGGAATTCTTCTGGTTAAAGAAGAAAGAATATCAACTTCGCCACCCATACCAATAAGTTGTTGTAGCTCTGGATGTTCTGCAAGAAATGCTGCTCCCTCTGGACTTTGATAAGAGAAATTTCCCGCCATGTGTCCCAATACTACTTTATTTCCTTTATTGTAACCTGGCAATTTTCCAGTGATCATTGCATTAATGAATGGACCATATTTTTCAGCTTGTGCTTTAGGTATAACAGCTTCGCCTGGAGTTAATAATGCTGGATAAGTATCTGAATTGCCCTCACCTGGTACAAATCCTCCTGTTGCCATTCCCATTCCTGGAGCCTGGAAAGGTATAGTTCTAATAGCTTCTGGTATAGCTGCTTCTGCAACTGCTACTGAATCAAGAGCTGTCACAGCTTCAGTTACAGATGTTAAACCTGCACTTGCGTTCATTGTACTAACAAGTCCCTTTAGACTTTCAGTTAATTGTGTAATTGCTGCAGTAAGAAGATCTACTTCATCAACACTTGTCACAAGATTATCATTAAAAAGCTTATTAGCATTTTGTGCTGCAATTAATTCTGGAGTTAAAAGTTGACCCAACGTCTTGCCGCTTGCTCCAAGTTGTCTTATATTAAATATACCCTTCATGATATATCCAATGAAGTTACCTAACAGACCAGTCAACATAATTATTGGCCCCGCCAATGCCACTCCGACAAGTAATGCACCCATAACACCCTTTAAAGGTCCAGGAAGGCCAGAGAAAAGCTTTGCTATTCCGTTACCAAAGTCAAGAATCTTGGTGCCTAGTTCTACAATCTTTTGACCAACTGGGTACAAATCTGCCTTCATGGTATTCATTGCTTTTGTCCATTGTGCTGAAGGCGATTGTGTGGCTTGATTAATTTCTTGATTTGCAAGTGTTTGTAATTGATCAGATGTAGCTGCAGCAACCTTAATAGCATTTGCTGTTTGGCTACCAACTTTACCAAAGTTATCAATCAACGCTGATATACGTGAGAATTGATACTTACCAAATAGTTTTTCAATTAATTGTTCTCTGACTAAAGGAGAAAGATTTTGTAAACTAGCTTGTAGTTGCTGTATCATTTGTACTGGACCGCCCGCACTTTTAATTGCTGACAGATTAATTCCAAAAGAAGCAAACTCTTTTGTAGCTGCTGACGTAGGAGCAATAATAGACGCAAAAGCTGATTTAAGTGCGTTAGCGGCTTGTGCTGCTGGTACGCCAGCTTCCTTCATGGCAAGAAGCATAATAGAAGTGTCTTTGTAACTTCCGCCAAGCTGGTCAATAATTGGACCTACTTTACTTTCTGCTGACACCAAGTCGTTCATGGAAAGCGAAGTTTGTTTCTGGATAGCACCAAAATAATTAACCGCATCGGCCGTTTGTGTTGTACTTAACTTATAAACATTTTGTAAAGCAATCATGGCAGTAGTAGCTGTTTGTTGGTCTAGGTTTCCTAGCTTAGCAAGTCTATCTGTTTGTTCTGTAATGTTAATAAGATCTTGACCTTGCTTACCCATAGCAGCAAAAGATGTTGCTACTTGAACTGTAAACTCCTGAGTAAGTCCTAAAGTGCTTGCCATATTTCTTCCAAGCTGCAGCACCTGTTGTGAAATTTGATCAATAGAATTTTGGCTTGGAGGAGTCAATCCTTCTCCATAAACCTTTTGAAGCTGTGTAATGGCCTTGTTTACACTATTAAAAGCATTTACCGCTTGTGAACCAAATAGCATAAGTGGAACAGACATACCAACTGTTAACTGACGTCCCGCCCATTGTGTATTCTTACCCCAGTTAATTAATGCTTGAGAACCTTTATTAACTGCAATATTATAAATATTTTGTTCATTTGCAGCAATCTTAGTAGCATTTGCGATAGCATCAATCTTTGTAGGAGTAAATACTGAATAAAAACCCTGTCTTGTTGGGTCTGCCATAACTACAGAATTTTGAAGTTTTGTTTGCTCTAAAGCTAAATCTTTAACACTTTGAGTAGCTAAAGAATTTTTGTTAGCAATAATGCTGAAATAATTACCTAGACCAAGTGTGCCTTTTTGTAAAGAAGTTGCAAAATTTTCAAGCTCTGTTGATGCTTGTACTGTTGATAATTTAAACTGCCCAGTGGCGGTAAGGGCCTGACTAAAGCTATTTGTTGCACTATTTATACTTTTTGAAAGATTAGAATCAAGAGCAACATTGCCCAAGCCTTGTTGCAATAATGCAATTTGAGCTTGTAGTGCTTTAATTTGTGCATTAACGGAAGAGAAGTCACCAAGTGCAACTATATTTAATTCAATATTAGCCATTAGTTTTCACCCCCATTTTATTCCATTGACATAAAGCCAAGTCCTTCACCAACGCCAAATCCTTCGTCTGAAGCAATCTTAGAATTTTTAAGAGCAGTAACATCTTCTGGTTCTTTGTTTTGCTCTTCAAGATCAATTCCATTTATTGCTGCTAAAAAGGACCTTTCTCTTTTTTCTCTTTCTCTTGATGCGTTGATAATTGCTAACAACTCATTAATCGAAAGATTAGATTCTAATTCGTCAAAGTTTTTCCAATGACCAAGTAGAAATGCTTCGGACTCCAAGGAGCTTAGATCTAGTTCGTCCCAACTAGAGCCGCTCCCAGTAGGTTTGGGTCGGTCAACTTTAACCCACCTGAAACTTCAAGAATTTTCATCATTGTAGGGATCTCAATGACTTCTTCAAACTTATCTCTGTTTGTACCTAGGTCGGGTCTTGTAATTCTTAGGCATTCCATTGCTGCCTCAATAAATACGTCCATTGCTTTTTGCTCTGATTGGTCTTCTGAATTTTCCATACTACCAATAATGTCCATAAACTTGCGGTGTTGTTTAATAGGTAGTGGTTTTAGAGTGATGGTAGTTCCATCACTTAGTTCAATATCTACAATATCATATACTGCTGTTGCCAATTATAGCTCCTTTGTTATTAGTTAAATTATACCAATATAATTAGTATAAACAAACTCAGAGCCCCCGCCTTTCGGCAGGGGCCTGAAATCTATATTAAGTTTTAATTTAGTATTGTTTAGAATGTGCCGTAGACACGGTCAATAACAACACCGTATTCTGCACCAGCGTATGCTGGATCAGAATCAGGCAAGCAACGGAAGTTCACTGGGAACACTGTTGCTGCATCACGCTTCAAAGCATGCATTGTTGTATCAATTGAAACAACACGACGTGCAACGTAGACACGCTCTTTCTGACGAGCAACTGTAGTAACAGAACCTGTTCCTACTGAAACGACTGGTGTAGCACCGCCGTTAGATGCTGGATCATTGAAAGCCTTAGATGTACCAATTTGTGCTGGAGCTTGTCCAACTGCAATAAGCACACGCTCTACTGGAGCATCTCCCAAAGCACCTGCTGCAATATTTAATGTTGCTGCTGGAGTATCTGGAGTGCTGTTAACGTTAGAATCATTATTAAGAATTGCTGGAACGTTTACAACTGAGCCAGTTGAGTTTGCAACATAGTATGAATCCATTTGACCCCATGAGAACTGAAGATTCTCAAGAGTTGCTTCTGTAAGTTCGGTCTTCAACAAAACTTTAAGTGTTTGCTTGAAAATACGAGCTGCGTCCAAAAGCTGATCAACCATTACTTCACCGTATGTTGGTTCATAAGAAACTTCAAGACCTGTGTTTGTGTATCCAACTTCACGATATCCGTTTGCAGGATTCAAAAGTCCTGAACGTGCTGATGTGTTTGTTGGCAAAAGGGTTGTAAGATCTGATTGATATGTTGTTGGGCGACCTGCATTATTTGAGCTGTTACCAACAGACACGAATAGGGATGCTGCACCAACGATTACGTTTTTTGTACTTGTAGCCATTTTTTATTTCACCACCTTATTTATTTTAAAAATTAAACAAAAAAATATGACGTGCTTCCTCATAGAAAATCATAGCATTAAACGGATATAAATCAAACTTTAGATATATCGCCCAGTATTGTTTATTGTGCCCTCATCTACTTCACGGGTATAGGTATAAACTACTGAAAAATCCCCGCTCATGTAACCGCCCTCATCAAGAAAAGGCTGGACTGGGTTAGCTGACTCTAGTCTAAAATAAAGGAATTTAAAAGGGCTATTTGCGGCGTATGCCACATCATTAATATCTGCTGCAGATAGTTCATATCTTCTAAATAGGTCAGTCAACAAATTTGATATAGCCATTATCTGAGAGTTGCTTCTAGATACAATCTGCATCACCATTGTTTCTTCAGATATCCACCATTGAACCCCATAATTTTTTTGGACTACATCATAAGTTATGTATGTTTTTCCTGGCAGCAAATTGTTAAATTCTGGGATTTGTTGAGAAGGAACTATTGGGATCAGTGGGTCAGAAAAGCCATCAGCATAGTAATCTTGAGGATCTAATAATCCAGTTCTTTGTAACTCTGCCCATATAGCATTTCTAACATCAAATGCTGCAACTCTTGAATAGTCTACTGTCATTTTATAATATCTCCAACATCAATTTGATTTGCAATATGTTCTACGGCTGCTTGAACCTGAACAACTCCCGCATTTTTTATGCTTAAAGCTTTTGCAACATCATTAGCTATTCTCTCATACAATCCAGAAGAATCCATAATTAAACTACCTTTTTCTGTATACCATTCTAGCAAATACTCTGCAAAAGCATTTTTTGTTTGGACTCCGCCTGGATGCAATATATTAACTTGAGTACCTGGCCTTATGAATGCAATTCCATTATTTCCCATAAAAGCCAAAACTTTTTTTGCCGCAAAAGAAACTGGAGCACCAGATTCCATTACTTCTGCTTTATTTGCAAATATGCTTTTTCTTGATACAGATTTGCCAGTTCTGCCTGGATTCAATAATTCTGGGTTAATTGGTACTGGCATTCTTGATGGCAAAAATTTTGTTGATATTAAAAGACTGCCATCTAAAATTGATTTTCTTTCTAAAACAAAAAGCCTTGCAGACTTGTCACCAATTTTACCCCATTCATATACGTGGTGCATTTTTTTGGGGTTCATTCTTGCATAATTATCAACATCAACCATAAATCTTTCACCAGTTATTGAAAACACCGCTCTGGATACTTGATCTAATACTTGCGGTTGGGTCAACTCTTCCAAACCCGCCGTTATATTATCAAGAGATTCTACTAATTGTTTTGTATCAATTTCAAGCTTGATTGTCATCTTGAACCTCTGATCTTAGAAGAACTGCTTCATAATATGCAATTTTTCCAAAAGGGTCCATTACTGCGTGAGATGCAGTAACTTCAAAAATAGTATCAGGCTTATCATACTTATCTATTTCAACAAATATCTGTTCATTTGTGCTTGTCCTAATATTTGTTACACGCCAGCGTTTACTAAGCAATTCAAAACCATACATTTTAAGCTGCATTTTTTCATCATAGGTTAAATCTGAGCTTTTGCCAAAAGACTTATTATCTGTTCTAGTTGAGGCACCACGCATTTTTACTGGATCAACCTTACATTGAATTGTTCTGTCATACAGCCACTGGCGTTTAATTGAGCCTGTTCCTGGGTCTTGAACATTTTCTTGTATGTATATGTCTGCTTTCATATTAAAAACAGAACCAGCGAACGATCCATTTGTCTTTGATGTAAACATTAGATTATCACGATATTTGCTTTACGGTATTGGTCAAGAATATTATCTACAACAATATTTCCTGTACCATCAAATGCTCCCCCGCCCATTTCAAATGAAATTTCGCTAAGGTTAACTTTAGACAAATACTTATTTCTCCAATTGTAATCATTTGAAAGTATGTCTTGAATTAAAAGCATAGAAGCAAGCTTTATATCTTCTGGGACATACTTATATCCAACCTGTCCGACAAATCTATACAAATAGCCATCTCTAAAACGACCATACTCATAAATCTCTGGGTCCATCTCATTGTTCCAGCCATCTGGCCAGGCTGGGTACCATATTCTAACTTGGTATCCTGTTGGACTTATTTCAGTATTGTATCCGAATGTATCGTAAACTGGATTTTGAGTTCCATCATAAACCAATATTTGGTTTTCCCAAATTTGATCAATTCTTAACATTCTTTCTGTCAATTGGATTGTATTGCCACCGATTGCATATATCTCTTGGGCACCATAATAAGTATAAAACTTAATGCCCGTATATCCTTCAATAATAGTTCTTGCAACTTTTTCTGCACTGACAATAGATTTTGGATCCATATAATTTATTTGTGATGGGATTGAACCAAAACCTAGAAAGTCTATAGTTTCTGAAACCGTAGAATATGGAGTTTCGATGGAGTAGAAATCAGTTTGAACAGTTGAGATACCATTTACTGTATAGCTCCATCGAATTTCCAAAGTTCTGTTAATATTTGTTATTGCGGGGGTAAGCAAGAAAGAATAAATCCCAGAGGGGTTTTCATCTACGGCATTAAGTCCCGAAAATCCTGTTATTGGATTTGCATCATTATCAGCATCATATATTGACAATGTTGGAAGGCTATCCGCTTGGGCTAGAACTCCATTATTAAAGACTTCTAGTTGTATCTTTTCCTGACTATTAGTGTTGATTGTTTGCAATCAGAACACCCCCTATTTTTTATTTATGCGTAGTATTCCTGAGCTTCTCTCGGGGTAGCAATACGGAACCCGTCCTGAGTATCAAAAATCTTTTGAGCATCTGTTTCTGACATTGCAACAAATGGGTGCTCTTGAGAAAACTCAAAGCCCATTGTCTGATATGAATGATTATTTCTTTCCATTTTTACAAGGATCTGATTTGCTGTTTTTGACATAATCTTACTTTCTCTCTTTTTCTTTTCGTTCTCTGGAATCTCAATATCTTGCTTTTCTGCATTATCAAACTTAGCATACATCTGCCAAGTAATGCCTTCTTCTTCAAGAGCTGCAATGATTTCTTGTTTTGACTTTAATCCTTGAGTTTCAATAGCAAAAGAATCTGCTACTTTTCTCAACTCACCAATTTTTAATTCTGTAAATGACATTTGACTTCCTCTCGTCATTGTTAATTATATCAGAAAATGGCTAAGGGAGCTACCTAAGTAACTCCCC